AAACATGGCATTTCCCCGTTCACGTAGGTGGTTAGCTGAAGGTCATCGTACCTGTGAAACTGAACGTCGCGGTGGCGACGCCTGCGGCCTCGAAGTTTGCTTCGAGTGAGTCGATCATGATGCCGTTACCTGCCCAATGACCGCTTGCGCTGCGGATATCGAGGGCGACGGAGTTGCCAGCTGCGACGGCCGTGTAAAGGGCCTCATACATGCCGGTGTTTTCGTCGTACAGGAACTCGATAGATCCCGTGGTGTTGAGGTCGGTTTGGGTGAAATCGACGTCGCTCAGGGTCTTGGTGCGGACGACTGTGGGCTCGAATGTGATCGTTCCCGAAGTCACCTGATCCTCATAACCGACCGAAGCGATGTCCACGGTGAACGCGGCTCCGGCGACTGAAACTACTGCCATTGTCTGTTTCTCCTAACTTGAGAGCCGCACCGAAAGGTTGAGCTCGGTGGTCGTTACGGTGCCCTGTGCACCGACGTCTGTTAGTTGCGGGGATCCCACGAGGGTCACGATGTACCCGGCGGGCACGGCCGCGAGTAGATCCTCTAGGGCTTCCTCGATCTGGTTCGGTTGTGCGTTATTGGCCTTCGAGTTCACCACCAGGAGGACGCGCCACCTGACTTCGATGTTCAGGTTCGAGCCGACGCGGTCCGGCCGGATCCACGGGGAGTCCGGCAGGATCACGACGCACGGCGGCTGTGGCACGGGCGGCGAGTAGTCGTACACGTTCAGGCCGAGGCCCGCGAACGCGGTCGACAGGTCGCCCCGTGACTCCGTGATGATTGGGTTAGTCATTATCCGACCATTCCCGTGACTTTCATGTATGGCCCTATGAGGGCATGGATGCGCCTCGTGAGCCACACGGAGAGCCGGTAAGGCCCTGGTGTGAAATCGACGGATACGGCCTGGCCACCGGACGCGGTGCGGGCCTGCCAGATTTCGGCAGCGACCGCGAGGGCGGCCTCTTTGCACGCGGCCGGTTCGGATGTGACTGCGGCCGTGGTGAGTAGGGCAGCGACAATGTCGTCGGCCGCCTCAGCGACCTGGTCGAGGGCATCGTCGTAGGTCGCGTAGTCCAGATCGAGGACGTCCGCGAGCTCCTGCCCGTCAACGAGTGCCATTGTGCTGCCCTACTCCCCTTCGGCTTAGTTCTCGGCCAGGCGGACGACGCCAGCGGGCAGGTATACGGCGGTCGCGCCGTACCCGTAGATGGCGATATCGCGGCCGAGCTTGCCCACGTTCTCTGCGGTGGCGAGGCGGGGGCCATCCTCGATCCAGCGGGCTGCCTCACCATTCAGGACGATGGCGTGGCGGTCTGCGTCGGTGTCGAGCCACTTGGCGCGGACGACGCGGAGCCCGGAAACCTCGACCTGGAGGGTCGATGCCGTAGCAACGCCGGAGACGTTGTTGGGGCTGTACGGTGCCGGGATGAACGTCGACCATCCGCCGATTTTGGTGAACAGGGCGGTGGACACGAGCACGACGGACGCGGGGGCGCCGGTGGCGTCCTCGACCTCCATGGATGCGGTGAACACGCGCTCACGGAACACGGAGCCGGTGGTGTCGGCCGACAGGTCGTAGATGTTCGTGTTGTTCGACCCGGTCCAAAGGTCGTTAGTGAACTTGCGGTCGGTGACCGTCGAGTACGACGCCGCCATGATGCGGTTGTGGGCGTCGAGGTAGGACGGGTTGGAACGCTGCAACAGTTGGTAGGAGATATCGCTACCGGCCGCGTACGTCGCGAGGGTCGCGTCGCCCTTTTCGAGGTCGATCTCGACGGAGTTGACTTCGTCCTTCTCGTTGGCCTGCGCCTCGACGATGGCGAGGAGGTCGCCGTCGAAGTATGGCCAGTTGATTTCCATTCCGGCTGCGCCTGCGGACTCCGGGCCACCGACTGAGGTGATGGCCGGGCGGCCGAGGTCGATGATGCCCTTGACCTGCAACAGCCACACGGGCGGCATGACGCCGGGGTTGTTGGCGGTCACCTGGTCGGCCAGGGCGCGGGACTCGACGTCGCCCGCGAGGACGGCCTTCGAGTATTCGCCGAAGCTGCGGAACTGCGCCAGCGGGTGCACCGGCTCGGAGGTGAATGCACGTGCCTCGATTGAGGCGATGTGCTCGCGCACCTCGGCCAGGGCCTCGCGGGCCTCTGTGTCGACCGAGACCACCTCGGTCGTGTCCATGGTCTCGGACATTGGTTCTCCTTCTCGGATTGCGCTTACGCCTGCGGTGGCGTATGCGGGCATGTGGGTGAGGCTCACTTCCATGAGCTGTGCGGCCTGATGCTGTACGGCGGTTTTGGCGCGGTTCCAGGCGGACTTGACGGGTTGGAATCCGACGGACAGGCCCCGGCTCGCGCCGGTGCGGGCGAGTGTTGCGGCGTCGCGGCCCTGTGCGGTGTTGACGATCTCAAAGTCGATGTAGAGGCCGTCCTCGCGGTTTTCGGCGCCGGTGATGATGCCGACGGGTTCGCCGTGACGGTAGGCGAGAGGTTTGCCGATGACGTCGGCGGTGCTGAATGCGTCACGGGCGAAGCTTTCCTCGATGCCGCCGACCAGGGTGGGCGTGTCGTAGGGGACGGCTCGGCCTTGACCGATGGCGACGATGTCGCCGTCCTCGCCTTCCTCCCTGGACAGAATGATTATTTCGGTGTCGATTTGGCACGTTCTCACGGCTGAACTCCCAGGGTCGGTAGGTCGAGCAGGTTTCGGGCTTCGTCGAGGTTGAGCACTTCGAGAGGCAACAGGGTTTGGATAATGCCAGCGATTTCGCTGGGATTACCGCGCAGGAAAACGGACGTATCGAACATCACGGTATGTCCGCGCGGGGTGACGTCATTGAGGCTCAGTCGCTCGTCGATCATGCGCATGATGGGCGTCAGGGCGGTGTCGAGGAGCTGCCGGTAGAGGTCGACCCGGTTGGAGTAGGTGAGGCTCGATCCGGGGACGCCTGCCCCGGTCCAGATCGGATCCAGGTTGGCGAGCCTGGCGATTTGGATGGCGGCGGCGTTGCGGGCCTCAACGAGCTGCAAATCGGAGGCGTTCCACCCCAGCATGTTCGCGTCGATAGTCGAGTTCAGGTACGCGGTGGCCCTAGCGGCGCGGGCGTCCTCCCACGCACCTAACAGGTCGTCGACCTGATCGGCGGGCAGGTCTGCGCCGTTATTTTTTAGGACGACGGACGGTAGTGGGCTTTGGGCGTAGTTGAGTGTGGCGGCTTCGAGAGCTGCGGCCGTGTTGATCGTGTTGGCGCCCGTCTTGAGCCATCCGCCGTTTCCATCCCCGTCGAAACGGATTACGTCGCGCTCGGGCACGGGGAAACCGTTCCATAGCACCTGAAACGACGAATATTGGACGGGATCGATCTCGGTTGTGTTGCTCGGGCTTACGGATGTGCCCGAGCTAATGAGGATCTCGTCGGGTGGCATCCGCACAATGGTGGCGGGGAATCCGTCCCACGTCCTCGATGTGACGCGCCACCATCCCTGATCGTAGAGCAACAGGTCGGACACGAGGCGGGCCATAATCGCGGCATAGGTCGTATCCGGACAGGGCTGGCGGAGGAAAGGCCGCGCGATTTGTTGCTCATTGTCCAGGTATTCGCGCAGAGGAAAGGCGCTAATCGTGTGGGTGTAGGTCTGGAGGGCTTTCGACAGGGCCGGGACCTGTAGAGCTGTGGCTTTGCTAATGGTGGATCCGTTTGCGGCCAGGATCGCCTGCATGAGCGCGGATGCTTCGCGGACGTGCGGGACCTCGACCTGAGCCCGAGAGGCTGCCCTCGCGGCTATGTCGGCCTGGTCCCGCACGATCCGGAGTGAACGGGGAAACGCCACGCCGTAATGATAGTGCGCTAATACCACACGTGTGATTCGGGTCGAGCGTGTGCGCTGTTTATGCGCGTCGCCGTGATCGAATCATGGCGACAGGCTTTGGTGTTTTCGATGCCATGGCACACGCGAACATGACAGCGCGGGCCGCGTACACGCCTCGGCCGCCCATGGGTGCCGTGATTACCCAACCGCCTTGTCTGCGGCTGATGGTCGAGGCTGCGAAGGCTTCGCGTAGGACCTGGTCGCCGTTGTGCGCGATGGCCCGCCGGTCGAATAGGTCGAGGAGGTTTTGTGTGGCGGTGGCGGCTTCGCGCTGCCCGACGACCTGGTCGATGTGTGCCTCGATGCGATCCAGGTAGCCCGGGGTTACGGCGACGACGGTGCGCGGGTGCTGTTTCCTGATTTCGGTTATCCGATCCGATACTTCGCGCATGGTTCGGTGGGTGGTGACGCGTATGACGACTTTATCGCCGTCGACAGCGGCTATCGCTACAGCGTGGCCCATGCCGTCGAAGTCGGCTTCGGCGGCTACGTTCCACTGCGCATTTTCGGGTAAATCAACCGGGTTATGGGTTTGTTTCCACCATGAGTCCCGTAGCCAATGGTCGGACCTAATTACCCATTGGTTCAGGTATTCGCGGCGCCAGGCGGACTCCTCAACGTTTTGCCATTGTTGCCGCAGGAAGGCTTCGCGCCGGTCGGACCATTCCGGGCTCGCGTAGCGCCACGTTTCGACGTCGTCGGGGTCGGCGTCCTGTGGGGCGGACCATTCGAGCAGTAGCACGGCACCCGGATCGGTGTCGCCCAGCCGGTCCAGAGCCCGCTGACGGTATGCCGTCATGAGATCCGACGTCGAGTCACCTGCCGTCGACACTAGCCAGAGCTGCGGCTGGTTCCGTTCGGCCATCGTCGGGGCGAGGGCGTCATCGACGACTTCCCGTTTCACTTTCCAGGCCTCGTCGACGAATACGAAAGAACACGAGTAACCGACACCTGCCGACTCGTTTGCGGCGTGAACTAGCCACCTGTCGCCGGTAGGTATCTCGATCCCGGCCTCCATATTTCCCCACTTGACTGCCCGTTTGCCGTAACGCTCCGACGCCCATAGACCTGCGGGCCTCATGACTTCCATAGCCGTGGATCGCCGGTTAGCCACATGAAGGATCGTCTGGGTTTCACCAAACAGCTCCGCGTTATGTAACCGCCACATACACACGGCCCGGCTGAGGAAAGACTTCCCGCTTTGTCTCCCTACTGTGACCAGGACCGTAGGCCACACGAGCTGCCCATTTTCGTCGTGCTCGAGGGCCCGAGTCAGGGCGTAACGCTGCCAGGCCCGCAACTGCATCCCGTAAACGTCGCGCAGCCACTTTTCGGCAGCCTCCCCGTAGGACCCCCGGACCGTCGCAGGCTGCGCCGTCTCGAGTCTGGGTAATGCGAATCCGTCCGGGTGGTATCTGGGACGCGATGGCACGTTTTGGCGTTTTCCGGGCCCTGGGGGAGAAAGAAGCG